GAGCGGTTCTTTACCATTCTCCAGGGTTCTTTTGTCATAACTTAGTTAAGATTGATTTCTTACCACCTTTTACTGGAGCACTTGGGTTGGGTCCATCTAATACTCCAGGTTGCCTTCTGTTAACTACTTTGGGAACTACGGTTCTGAATACTTCATCACAGAACGGTAAGTAGATTTCCAATCGTGAAGCTAACATACAAAGGTTCTTTCTTAATTCATCTATTAATCCACCCGGTTGCATTGCTTGAGAAAGTGTTTTCCATAGGGAACTTGTAGCATCTGCCAAGGTATCATAATATTGCACTTCAGTAGGCCCAGTAGTGATTTGTTTAATCCTATCACCTCGGGCAAGTTCAGGTTTAGAAGTACCATCACCCGTTTGTTCTTTGGTAGAGGTTAATTGACTTAAGTATTCGGAAGTACTCGTTAATAGATTAAGTATCTTCACATTGAGAAAATCCCAGGCAGCCAATTCCATTATTAATTGGTTTTCTAGTGCTTCATACCATAATTCATCTGTATACTTATCTGGTGCAATTGTATGGTTTACTAGAGGTCCAATGTAATATTGCCACTTAGTGATGTAAATAGATTTCTCTTCCCTGGTCATCCCATCAGATATTTCTGAAGGGATATAATGGTCGATTAAGTTATATATTGTATCGGCTAATGCCGTATGCCCATAATCACAAACTACCAGAGTCTTATCTACGGTGATATCTAAACCGCTAGAGTTAGTTACATGTAATGTTACGGTATAGAAACCGGGAGTTTCATAAGAATAGGAAACATGTCTTCCACCATTGAAAACCTCTCCCTTATCATCGCCAAAGTCCCAGTCAAAAATGGATTTGGCCGGGACTTTGGATATGACTCTGAATGAAACTTCCAGACCTGACGTAACGTACAAAAAGTCCAGATTGTTATTCATATTAGTCTGTCTTATGTAATTTTCATAGATTACCCTTTAGAAGAGGATTCGAATTCTTCCAGCAAAGCCTGAAGAATTGTTTCTACTGTATCATCTTTCTCGGCAACGATTTCATGGAGACCTGCTACCAGTTTCAGTTCTTCCAGGGAATAGCCCTTTGCAAGTTTTTCAAGAGTCATGCCTTTCTTGAACTGAGCATTCAGTCTCTTATCCAACTTTTCGATGTCGGCCTCTGAATACTTTTCGATTTCTGATTTATCAGCAATGATAATCAGATGGCCAGAGGCAATTGCCTTCTGAATCTTTGGTGCACGGAATTGACGACGAGAGAGTTCCTTGTCTTCTCCTCTACAAACGGTAATACCAGTTGATTGGTCATGAAAACTGTAAGCTCTTGGTCCCACAGTTACTGTATATTTATCTTTAGCCATATTTCCTAAGATTTAAAAATGATTAAAGAGAGGATAGGTTTTTTTAGTTACCTACCCTCTCAGGGAATTTATATAGATGAAACCGGACGTCCCTTATTATTCTAGGTTAACCATCAAATATGGGTCTACGTTCATGAACTCGGGGAAACCGAATTCTGAGAACTTCTTGTCAGCAGCCAGCAACAGAGTTGCATCCTGGTACATCTTAGAGAAGCCAGTAGTCAAGCTTGCATAGATTGCCTGAGTCTGGTTAGAAACGATTCTTTCAGATTCAAGCATCAACTGACGAGCAGTAAGCTTAATCAAGGCAGCAGATGTATCAATCAACAGCAACTGTTGGTCGGGTGTACCCGGGTGAATGTAGAAGTCAGCATTCTTGGGAACAGGGGACTTAACATTCAGGGTAGCTTCTGTAGTACCAGAGTGACGATCCTTGAATTCCGGCAAGTTCAGCATTTCGATTGCCTGGTCTTCACCACCAATCATAGTTTGGAAGTTACGTCCCATACGAGCAGCACGTACCCAAATATGCAGAAGGTCTTTGTAAGTGATACCATTAGTTGTTTCGTATACACCGATTACCGGGGCAGACTCAGAGCCATCAGGGTTGTTACCATTGATAGCAACGTCCATAGCCAGAGTATCCAGAGCATAACCCAACTGAACACCAAAATCACGAAGGTAGATTCCCAAGACATCGAGCGAAACATAGTTACGAACTTCATCAGTAAGTTTGAAACCTTTTCCGATTTTGAAGAGGCTAACTGATTTCTGTCCGAAGCTAACATCACCCAATGGGATAGTTTCTGCCTCATTAACCTTTGCAGGGGCAGCATCCGACATGTTAACCATCGGCATGATTGCTTGTAAACCATTGATTGGTTGGTCAGATGCAATGATGTTCGGATAGAACGGAGCCTGGCGCATACCCGATGTGATAGCAGCACGAATGATTTCCGGAACAATCCAACGAATATTCTGTTGGGGCATTGTAAAGATGTTCTGCATCGTGTCCACTTTTGGATTGATGCCCATCTTTTCAAAAAGTTCATCTTCTGAAATACCCCATTTACCGGTAACCAATTCTCCAAAAGTTACCTCTACAGGCTTCTTGTCCTGTGAACCGGAACGAACAGCTTCCAAGCTTCTTACCATTTCCGGCAGCTCATTCATAAAATCCTGAGCCTTCAACTTTGTAATATCTATTTTATTTTCCATAACTTCTTTTCTCTTATTTGATGAGTACTTGAATTACCTCATTTGCCTCTTCTGCTGGATTAAGGGCAATGAACTGGGTTGAAGTTGCTTGGTTAGCTTTTACGAATCTATCGTTAAGCAATTTTCCATCGGGAGTTACATAGCCAGCTTCGATATTTCCGTTTGATACCCAGTTACAAATCATGTAACCTTCCATAGCTACTGTTACCTCTACCGGGAAATTTCTTTGAGGTTGATAAGCAGGGTTAACGTTATCCGTTACTGCTACACCCAAATAAACTTGAGTAGCTGTATCAGTGCAAGGGTAAATCAAACCTTCTTCATTCAAAGCCACTGGCATACCCTGTACGATTTTCTCTCCAGCTTTAACATTGAAAGCCTGGTGCAATTTGTGTGACTCACTTTTGTAAATCACCGCTCTCGGGGTTCTTTCCCCAAAGAGAGTAAGTTGCTGAGGGTCGTTTACGATTTTAGTTTTTTCCATAACGCGGATTATTTATATTAGTTATTTGATTTTGTTTCGATACAAGTTATCGATTACATTCTTAGTACTCGGAGATTCTGAATTCCGTTGGGTATCAGTACCCTGGGTTCCAGTTTTACCCTCGGTATCATCCTCAGCAATTGAGGAAGCACGGTTGACGTCCTTAGAACCACATTTTGAGCAAGTGAGAGGGAACTTCTCTTCCAAGCGAGCTTGGTAATCCTTGGTCAAGGAAATAAGAGTAGTAATACCAGTAGTCTCGGCATTGAGCATCGTAACGATTGTCTCATCTACCTTATCACCCATCAACTTCTTGTAGGTTTCTACGGCATTTTCACGTAGAGAAGCAATGTGATTCTTTCCTACGGTTGCCATTTCCTTCAAGTTAGCTACTTCGGCATTCAAGTTGGTAATCTGTTCCGTAAGAGAAGTTTTCTCTGTAGTAAGATTATCTACCGAAGTTTGCAATTCGTTTCTGGATGATACCAAAGTCTGAATGCAGGCAATTACATTTTCCTGATTCATCTCTTTACCTTCTTCCAGGGTAAGCATGTTATCCCCAAAAAGGCTTTCAAGAAATTTTAGTAATTCTTCGTTCATGTTATCTTTATTTGAATGATTATCATTGGCATCATTATCATTAAAAGAACCCTGAGTATCGTTCTTTTCTTGATATGATGTTAAATCTGATTTATAATCAGTAAAGAAGTATTGCTTCGATTTATCATCTCTGTATTCTTCATAAGATGCCCAAGTTCTTTTGGCAAAGGTTGGGTTAATGATTTTACCATCCGAACCAATTTTCTGGGCAAATGAATCAGCACCATGTGAAACTAGTGAGGTCTCAAGGTAACGAACAATTTCAGTAACAATTCTACGTACCATAACTCCCTTAGAGTCATAAGTACCCAGTTTCTGATAAAATTCGTTATCTTCCATTTGGGGATGGGATCTATCCCACTTAAATTGTACAGTAACTGAATTACTATGAATTGAAGGAGGTTCCATAAGGATGCCTCTAGCAATTCTTGGGTTTGCCTTACCATCGATTTTCAGAATACCGTTGATACCAGCGGGTATAGTAAAGCTACCGTCTTTATAGGATTCCTGCCACATTACTTGTGATACAGCACCAATAGCATTACCGATGTTGGTTTCATGGTCACAGTTTACTGTTTGACCAAGCAACATCTTCATAGAAGCCTTTAGTACTCCATTTTGACCGAAGTCTGTAGGATTCCAATTTTTCGATACGATTGTTTCCGAAAGTAATCGGAACATAGGTTCGATAAACTCTTCATCCTTTGGAGTTAATTCCGATTTATCCAGGTTAGGGTAATAGGTATTATAATCTATATCCCCTCCCCAAAATCCAAATTGAGCAATGGTGTCCGGTGTAGGATTCTTCCATTTGTAATAATTCTCGGAGAAAGTCTGGGCTCCCACTGCTTCTGGGATATACCCAGCCATAATGGTATGGCCTTGACCTATCACCATAGAATCAAGATGCTCTTTGTTTTTCTTTGTGAATTTACTCATCTTGCTTTAGTATTTTGGTCTCCTCGAGAAGGAGCCGGGTTATTCTTATCTCTTGACCTACGAGCAGATTGGTTTTTATCATCTTGCCTTTGTTTCTTCTTAGTTCCTTCTTGGGGGTCTGTATTACCTCCCTTAGCAAATTGGTCCTCAAGTGAAACTCTTGGTTCCTTTTCATCTGGTGAATCATAACCCATTGCCCAAGCATATTGCTCTTGGCTAATGATACCTGCCTTATACAGTAAGTCAAGGTTCTGTATCTTATACTGAAGACCTTGTTGGATTTTAACTTCATCAGAAACTGTAGAAGTTCCCCAATCAATCTTCATCCCCTTATTATTAAAGCCTGCCAGACGCAGTTCTAGAGAATAAAGTCGGTCCAATACATAAGCTACAAGCATTTGGATATTTTTTAACTGGCTAATCATCTTAGACAGCATTATACCAGTTGCACCTTCACCAGTAGTAGATGATACCCCAATGATAGAGCCATTAACTCCCAACCCATTTGCTACAGATTGTTGATTCATATTCCAAGGCTTCTCGATATTACCGAGCTCCTTAGTAGTAGAATTTAGTTTGAATTCATGGTCATCTATGTAACCAGCAACTACTCCATCCTTCATACCCTCTTTAACATTACGTTTAAGGATATTAAGTTCATGGTATAATCGGGATTCATAAGCTTTTATACTCTCATTTGGTCTTTGTGGAGATTTCTGCATCTTAGCTTCTAAGAAACCAACCATACCACAAATCTCCATGATATGTTTGAAGTTAACCTTCATATCATTCTGACCCTTGAGAGAATCCAATGCAGGCATAAATGGAGGAACTCCATAAGGTTCATCCGTATCATTGAACATACCAATATAGAAATAGGTTTCTGGGTTAAGCTTAATGTAATCTTGTTGCTTAACAAAGAAATTTATATTCTTTTGGTAAGGAGCATACACCCCATTTAATTCACGTTTAAACTTGATGTGTTCTGGCTTAAGGAATAATACAGTAGCCAAACCATCAAGCTTATCATTTGGTACTCCTTCTACGGATATTGCCCCACTTACAAGAAGTTGAACAATCATTTTATTAACTAAACCATCTATACCAGCAGTATATCTGGTCCATCCCTTGGTGGCTTTCTTAAGATGTTCTCTCATCTTTGAAGCCTCTTCATCGGTATTATTAGGGAAAGTTACTGTATGACTGGTGTTAGCTAACTTAAACATATCTTGCAATGCAATGCCCATATCAGGATTTACCTTATATAAATCCCGAATTAAAGGTATCACATCAACACGAAAAGAGGGTTCAACTAATTTAGTCAACCCTTGTAATGATGTAATTAAGTTATCGCTATCATCGTCAACTGAAACCCTACCAGGCGAAATCGATGTGGCAGGCTTCTCCTCTTTATTAGAGGATGTACCATTCTTGGGAGGGTCCTTCTTACGTCCCCAACCCCAACTAAAATTGAAGTACTTTTTCATCTTGGTTGTACGATTACGTTAGTTTTTCCTTTCCTTATGTGATTACATATTGCTTTTCCAAAGATATCATCATCGGCATATACATCTCCTTCAAGGTCTACATCTACAGCTGAATTGTTAGCCCTATGTTTACCCATTGCAACAGGTCTACCTAAACCATCATAAATGAAGGTATAAGCTTCTTGTACAAAGAATGGGTCCTTAATGATTACGTGATCTAATCGAATATCTTCTTCCAAGTTTTCTATTATCACTGAACGATTCTTTTGGGTGGTTAACCAACCAGGGGATTTATCCATCTCAGGTCTACTTTTACCCTTTTTCTTCAGCATCTTCTGGTAATAGTAAAGGTTAGGGTAGCCTTCATCCTGAAGCTTAGAGGTTACTGATAAACCAACGTCATTGGATTCTGGAGCTATTATTGCCCAGTTAAACAACTTCCCAGTATCACCAAGTAACTTAGCATAAGCTCCCACTGCCATTCTTCCCTTATATACTACTTGTTCTTCTCCTTGCTTATCCATACAAGTAAATGAAGAGTAGTCAGAAGCTCTACCAGTTGAAACGTCTGCACCAATGAAATATTCTTTATCTGATTCGGGTTCACAGAATTGTCGGTATTGACCATTAAATCTCTTCTTAATAACTGGGTAATCACTAAGGCAGTCTTCGATAGCTTTAATATCAGCTAAGTCGAAGACTGTATTACCAGATGATAAGAAGTCACCATCAATTTCTTGTGCAGTTCGTTTTGCTCCCAAAGCAGAAGACATTTGGTTATACCAATTGATATCTCGTTCTGGGTGCATTTGCCAGTATAATCGAATTGGGTTAAAAGGATTACCTCCTGCAATGGCATCTACCCAAGTTGAGTGATAGAAATTACCAACTCCATAGGGAGTGGAATTGACGATGGCAGCTCCACCAGTGGAAAGAGTAGGGAATGCAGCAGCCCAAATTTGAGCAGCCCATCTTACTACTGCTGCCTCGTCAATTACCAGAAGAGAAAGGGATTCCGAACGACCGGCTTCGGATGATGTCGGAATTGATTCAATAAATGACCCATTATCAAATTCTATCATGGAAGCAGAACCGTATTCTCCAGCTCTACCATTGATTATGGGAGTTTGAAGGTACCATGGAAGATTCTTGTACATGAACTTAATCTTCTTAAGCACCTTCTTAGCAGTTGTGTCTTTGATAGAGATAATGTTTATCTTTTTGTTGGGATGGTACATCGCCAACCAAAGACAGTACATTGAAATAAGTTCTGTAATTCCTGCCTGACGGAATTTGAGAATGATATTGAATCGTTGGGCAATGAAATTGTAGAGAACAGATTTCTGAAATGGGTATAAATCGAATCTTACCTTTCCTCTTACTGGATGTATCACATAGCAAAAAAGGCTAAAAAAGAAAACATCACTAGAAACTCGGGATAAGTTTGATAGCTCCTCCCGAGTTAATGTAGTTCTAGTTTCTGAGATAGTCTTTGCCATTACTTAAAAGTTATACGTTATTTGAAATTCGATGTCAGTACCTATACCGGATTTTACCTTTGGGTAGTAAAAGGTATTGACTCCGAATTTGTAATTAAATCTCTTAGTCTTGATTGAAAGACCAGCTCCCATATCTAAGAGATTATTGAAAGGTCTGTATTTGCCATAGACGTATGGACTAAGTGATAACCTTGCAACTTTCTTTCGAGTTAATTGACCTTCATACCAGTTGTAGTTGTACTTATCTAAGTCGATTGGGAATAGTCTAGTTGAATAAGTGTTAGTCTCCTTATTGAACAGACTTAAGTTCAACTTATCTTTCTTCAAAACAATTTGAACCAGGGAATCTTGGTTACTGATAACTGGCTGCCTTAGCATGGAATCAGGAAAGAGAGTTGGCTGCTTATTATCATGAACTAAGATTTTACCTGGTTCAACTTTTTCTGAGTACTTCTTCTCTGGTTTGAAGGGTTTCTCTGTGTATACTGTATCTGGGATTTCATTGACCGCTAGTTCCAGGGAATCAACCTCTCGAGAAAGTTTGTAATTCCTGAAGCAAAGGTAAATAGTAAATCCTAGAAGTACAATGAACAATGCCCTCTTAAATGTCTTCATCCTTGATTCTCAAATAAGTGTCCTTAGCAATGAACTTATCCATACCAATACGGATTAAAGCTTTCATACTTGAACTTAATTCCGAGGTAGGTATTCTTAATCTAAATTCAAGTCCTTTCGAATCTTCAGAAAGAGTTATACGAATTTTTCCCTTTCGATTTTTAATCAATCGATTGTATAGTACAGCAATCAGATTGAAGATTGCTTTCAGATTCTTCGGTGTAATTTCCGAACGATGTAAAATCTTCTTAGTCATATCATTTTCGATTTTGGTGTTTCATACGAATATAGTCAACTAGCTCTAAATCAGGTACTTGGCATCAATTTGCCAAGTCTTGGTACTACCTAATTCATTCAAAATCAATTAGTTAGGTTTGTGGCTTGTTTTCCTTTCCCTTAACAATCCCTATCCTTTCAGAATTGTATTTTAGAATTATTCCTTTCCTTCCTTCTTACCTTCTTACCTGGCCATAATATATATAGGGGGGAGTCACTGAAAATTAAGGTACCTTTTTAAGGCATTCCTTAAACCAAATCCCTACCTCATAAACCGAACCCTTGGCAATTGTGTACCTTGCCTTGTTAAGCCAGTAATGGTAATCCTTAAAATCACCCTCGAAAGTATCACCATTTTTGTGAAGGTAAATTTCGAATTTATCGGGGAATCCCATAATTGCCTTGAAATCCTCTATTCCCAGAGGATAACCGTCGGGTCTAAATTGCCTATCTGCAGGTCTGAGAGTTAAGGGGGGTTTATCATACTCCAATCGATACACTCCTGGAAGAGTACTCATCTTTGCAGTTTTGATAGGCCACTTCTTTTCATCCTTGAAATCTCTAACCCAGAGCCTATGTATCTTTGCTACTGTGAGATTCTTCTTCTCTGGAAGCTTTCGATAATCATACATTGCCAGAGTTTTACTCATGAACGGAATCTGGTTAGTATTATTTTCCTGAGAGAATGTGAGTGGTTTAAGTAAATTTCTAGTAGTTGTTGGAGTTTTTACTTGAAATACTTCATCAAAAGCATTCAAGTATTTCTTACCAGTCTTTTTATGTACTCCAATGATGAGTAATCGCTTCCTTGACTCCTGGGAGTTTCCGTAATCTAAAACTGACCTTTCGTGAAAAACTAATTTATAGTCTTTGAAGGTTTCCTCAAAGAAATCCTTGGGAAGCAGTGTTAGCAGTCTTGGTAGATTTTCTATAAGAAATATCTTAGGTTTATACTTGAGTATTGATGCAATTACTAGATTAAGACTACGGTTATCTTTTGGATTGCCTAATTCTTTTACTTTAGATAACCTCATTACTGAGGCTGCTCCACAATCGGGGCTTGATATAATTATGTCTACTTTCTCATCGAATTCTTGTAAACAAAAGCCCTTGTAAAACGGTATATCTCCAAAGTTTAATTTCCATTGTTCTTCGCCCGGAGTGTGGAATACTCCCCTTATCTCTATGTTCCCTAACAAATTTTTCTTAAAAGGGAACAGGAGTGCACCCTGTCCAGCGCACACTCCCAATACCCTTGGTTTTTTCATTTCTTGTAGCTTCTCAATTTAATGTACTTAATCCAAGCAAAGGGCTTACGGTCTTCCAAGTAACTCAGATTCTTATCATTGTTGTGAGCTTCTTCTTCGAAACTTACATCATGGTATCTTTCGTTCTGTTTATCCCACTTGGCAAAGCACAGGATAATTAGGTATTCGATAACATACCAAAGGTAGAAGAATCCAAAAGTCAGAGCCACTACCCACCAAAAGGATATACCGAATGATAACCAGAGTATGATACCAAGTACTAAACCCACTATACTACATTCAATCTGTTGTACCTGATGAATACACTCATGATTGATATCATCAGGTTTACACTCTTCTACTTTGTGTTTGAAGAATGAGTTATACACCAGAGTAATTGCTTTGTAACTGGGGAAAAGAAATACTTTTGCTACCCAGCTGTTAAAATGACATCTTTTCATAATTTATCTTTGAAGTTTTCGTAAGCATTTCTTAGTTTTTGGTCGTAGGCATTCTGGGCATACCCGGGACCATTATACTTCTTGGCAAAGCCAGCCCAGTCCTTTTCTTTGAGATTACTCAAACAACCAGAGTTTTTCATGAAATAATACATGAGTTCTAGTTGATTTGCATGAGATTCTGACATCTTATGAACGAATTCGAAGACATCTTTACATTCACAGAGGTTGTGATTGAACCCACAAATCTGGAACATACCCCAACTTGCAGACTTCAATGCACATTCTTCGTCAATTTCTTTGGCTAATTCGAGTCTCTTATACTCGTGTACACCTCCCAAATACTTCGATTTATCCCATTTAGGGAAGAAAATCGTAGAATATCTCTTACAAAGGTAAGCTAAATCTCTGTCAGGGAATTTCTTATGTACTTCTTTGTACATAATGTGACCCTCGAAGAGAATTTGAGGCCTACCATCAGCTAAAAACCCATCTCTACCTGCTGCTTCTACCAATTGAACAGCTTTCAATAGAGCAGGTTCTAGACCTAAGCGAATAGCAAGGTCTTTAATCATTTCATTTGTTAGTTTATCCATAACTTATCAGTTTTAATGGTTCAATTTTAGTAACAAAAGTATTGCTTATAACCCATTTTCAATATGTTTAGAGGTTCTATTATCATATATAACTTATAAAATAATGCAATATGGACAAGAAAAATGAGTGCCAGATATGTGGCAAACCAATTAATTTAGAGGAATTCGATGAAACTAGAGAGATTCCCCAACTTATGGCAAGAAAACAAGTTTGTTTTAAATGTGCTTTTTGGTCTAATCGATTAGCTTATGATAAAGAGCTTGAGAAAGAGGGTAAAATTGCGGTAATTACTCCCGATTATTCCCATTGGATAACTAGAATACCGGGAAGTATTTTAATGGTACCTTCTGCTTTTGGGGGAATTTACCAAACTAAACTCCAACCAGTCAACACACTTGGTGTTATAGATGAAGATAAAGAGAAACTTTTCATTATCCGTTATAATAACATCGCTCACCAGGGCACTATACCAGAGCATCTAAGAGATGCTTTTAAAGTAAACGGAATATTTCTATCTCCACAGGAATACAAAATGCTAGAAGATTACCGGGGCAATGCCTATGAATTTATTAAAAATATGATTGATAATGCAATAAATAAGAAATAATTTCGTATATTTGCATAAAAAAAATTCTTAATAAATAAAGATATGAAAAAAGAAAAGAAAGAAATCAAAAAGCTTAAAGAGGGGGATGAGGTTCTCTTCACATTATCTGGAAGACCCATCATTGAGAAAGTTACAGTGGAATCTATCGATAAAAAAGGTGGATTCGCAATGCTCAGTAACCGGGTAAAAGTTGCAAGAACCTTGGGCCCTGATGATACATATCCAAGATTGGATGGGCAAAAGGGGGAAATTCTTCCACTCACCGAAGAAAATGAAAGAGTATTCCTTGCATACAAGGCCTATTTCTCAATCAAGAGAAACATAGAACTCCTTGATAAGGAAATTAGAAGTATGAAAGATTCGAAAGCTTTCGATATGATGATTGAATTTGATAAGAAGCTTACCAAGATTATTAACAAATACCTCAAAGAACAATGACTACAGTATTAGCAATAATTTATTTGGTATGCTTACCGTTCACTGTATTTTTTGTAAGGGCTTGCTTGGATTATTTACCCTATACTCACAAAATACACTCTCTCGTTTTATTCATCTCGGTATGGATAGTATTACCTCTATTTCCGATTTATCTATTAATCAGATACATAAAATACAAATTACTATGAGATACTTTTTTGACAGAGATGGTAATTATGCTGGGACATCAATGCAAGGGTGGGAGATTCTTCTCCTACTCTTGTTCCCAGTTGCTTTAATAATTTTCCTCGTATTCTTACCTTTCTATGTATTTCATAAATACAGTTCTAGAGAAGAGGATAAAAAATACGAGGAAGAACATCCAGAAATACTAAAAGTAGATTCTTATATTACCTGCTGGTATCCCTGGCATAGGTATTCTGTTGCATATACACTGGCTCTTATATTCTGGGTAATTGCTTTTATAATTGGGATATTATCTTAATCTCAATATAAATCTTAGGTTGGAGCTCCCCAATAAAAGTTCAAATCTAATGGATATTTTTTATTAGTGGGGTTAAACCTACTGGAGAGTATAAGAGTACCACTGCTAACAGAGGGGGTTGAAACTTTTTTAAGAGTATAGGAACCTAAGCCAGTTGTTTTTATTGTAAAGTATTGGTTATCGGGTATATTGTAATTAGGGGAAAAAGCATTACCATCCTTATCAAGGCAGGACCAAGACAGCATGTCGAAATTTCCCGGGTACATAGAAGCAATATAGACATTAATCATATATCTATTTTGATTTACTATCCAATTCTTATATAGGGTACCATCAGCCATAGATCCACTTTCGCCACTAATATTGGTAGTAACAGCAAAAAAAGCACTTGTGTCTACTCCACTGATGGCTATAGGATTAAAACGTATTTCCCAATATTCAGGAGTAGATTCCTGAGTTACTGTGAGATTGATTTTGTTATTAGACCCATTTTGGGTAAATGTCAGAGTAGTAGACCTTGAGGACCCAGTATTTTCCGAATAGTTAATTTTTACATCTAAGTAACCATCTCCAACGGTAACTCCTCCCCAAATAGCCCAACTTACGGAGGCTGAGCCCAAAGTACAAGAGGGTGTAGAGGTTGAAACTACTTTGCCATTTACCAGTTTCCTTTTGAGGGAAGTGATACGGTAGGTTACAGTACCACCTTTTGAAGATACAGTATCTGTACCTGTATCTGTAATTGCACGTGCTAGTTTGAATAATGTTTTTTCTTCCATATCTTTATAAGTTTTTGGTTTATAGAAAGAACTTTGATATTGTAATCTGCCAGAGGGATAAGGTGGATGAGAGCCAGGGATGTTTTATTCTCTGGTTTCTCTGTGTGTTATGTGGGCATGTGTGGTGTGGGATATCTGGGCATGACCTTATCACGAAGAGTGATTTTTGTGGGGTAGTAAAATATGTAATTTGCCTTCAAGGTACCCCTTAATGCGAAAGCTTCGAAAGTTGTGGTACTAAAAGGGGAGTACGGTTCCCTTAAATTTAACATTTGAAAATAAAAAGTAAGGGACAAACTTTTATGTGTCCCTTTGCTTTTCTAATTATCTACTAAATGATTATTTAAATTTTCTTCAAATTGGTGTTCGTTTAAACAATAACATAAGTATAGTAAAAAAGTTTTAAAAGAAAATTTTTTATAAATTGTATATTCAACTTCATTTAAATAGTTCTTGCTTATTTGTTCAATCAATATAAATTGCTCTGCATTAATTAATTGAAAAGTTTGCACGTTAATAATAGTAGATATTATTCTATGATTTGACTTTAAAAGAATATAAACTACATATAAAGCACTAACAAAAACAGCTAATAAGATAACAAACAAAATTAATAACATAATAATTTTATTTTTATGATAGGGAGTAAAATTTTACTCCCTATCTGATTTTGTTTTACTTCATTGATTTTTTCACAATTTCGAGACCTTTTATTAATATCGCTTTCTTTTCTTCTTTAGTGTTTTCGCTTGCAATTGAAGAAAAAGAAAAATCATTTAAAACATAGACTTGTTTATAAAAGTCTATAAAGCCCTCAATTAGTTTTTTATCTGCATTTGTTGCAATCGTTGAAAGAAAATTGAAAGTTACATTTCTGAACTTTTTGCGTAACGATTTGATTTGCTTTTCGTTTGCACCCTCAAAAAGTTCTTTTTTGTAAATTTCTGTTTTTGTCCCTAAAGACGTTTTGAAAAATCCAGCGTTTTTTTCTTTTACGCTTTTCAATACATCTAAAGCAATTAAACTATTTGCTTTTACGTTTGCACTTGCTTTTTCTGCATTCACTTTGTTAATTTGATTTTTCATAATTAAATTGCTTGAAAGTTTTATTATTTATTATTTATTATTTTTATTACCTTTTCAAATAGACTTTCAAGACTTTTTAAACTATTCTAATAAGGTAGTATTTATTTCATTTCTGTATTGCAAATATAAGAACTATTTTTTAATCTACAAAATTTTTAGAAAATTATTTTCTTAAAAAGTTTTAATTAAAAATTCATTCAAATATCGCTTTGTTTTTCTCACATTGCAAAGATACGGACTTTATTTTAATCTACAAACATTTTCAAGAAAAATTTTTGAGAAAATGAATTATTTTTGTGAAAAATTCATAAAATAAAAAATATTGTGCACTTAATATTTGCACTTAATTTTGGGGGTTCACAAGGGGAATCTTCACACGCCTTGTAGTGGGCATATATGATATGTATATGGATAATCCTATATGGCTTATGCCTATCCTCTTGAGAGTGTATTATATACCTGTATATTGATAGGGCCATTAATGGACTAAGGTGATAAAGAATTAAGGCCGATTAGCTATATCCCTATTATTTTGGTCCTAATTCTATAAGGCCATATATGGACTATGGTAAGCCTATGGGAAAAGTGTTTCATAGATTAGCCTATAATGGCTTACTAAGTTAGCGTAAGTAAAAACCCAGATACCTTAGTTAGGCTCTGGGTTAATTAGGTTAGTATTCGCAAAATTCTCGTTCAAGGTAAATGTTGAGATCCTTGAAAAGTTTTATACCAGGTATAGGGCCATCCTTTTCGTCCCAAATCTCGAATTCGATAAATTGGGTCTCATAGCCTTCTATATCTGAAATAGAGAGAAGATAGTTCTGGCTTGGATCAAATTCTTCAAGGAAAACTTCGATAGTAGCCTTAATCCTAATAGGGTGAGTATTAGTAATGCCTTTAATGATGTTAGTTAATCGGTTTGATAATTCTTCTGTGTTCATAGGTAATGGGTTTTAAGTGATTATTATTTTATTTTCTTACTGCAAATATAAGAACAATATTTTAATTATGCAATATCCTTAATTGCCTTCGTAGGTTATTAAGGACCTTGAATTATATTTACCTAAATCCTCGGGGCCATGAATGGAGATTGCCATTTACCTTCCCTACCTATAACTAATATTATATAATACCTAATGGCTCTAGGTAATCTAGGTACCCCTAAATCACAAAATTGTCCTAGAATACAAAAGTTAATGCTAATATAAATACTAAGCAAATAAATTACATACTTACTAGGAATATTACCTAAATATGCCCCTTGAAGGCCTTAAATCCTATAAACCATTTAGCCCTAAAACCTAATATCCTATTTACCCTAATCCCCTACCCAATACTTATTATATATATATACTAATATAATAACTTGGTGAAGGCAATCAAGGTTAATTAGTGATGGCCATTAATGGACTGTGTACTAAAGCTATACTACCTACATACATAGAAGCTACATAACATATCTGTATTATATAATCCCCTACCTTCGAATTACCTTGAATGCAATCTATAATATAATACATATAAAGGGTACTCAAGGCAATCGGATTTAGAGGCCATTAGGGGACGAAAAATTATCATCACATAGGCCTTTTTGAGTTTGCCTTTAAAGTGTGTAGTAGAGCTATATGGTATAGTGGCTATATAGTGAGTTGAGTGGCTTTGTATAGTAAGGTAAGTTTGCCTAGCCTTGTTTGCCTAAATCCCCAAAACCCCCGGCGAGGTACCTTGATATATGTATTAGGTATTATTATATTAGTAGATGGTATATTAGTTATAGAGGAGATAGGTAGGTATTATATTATGTACCTTAGTTAGCGTTAGGATGATTTTGTTTTATTTTTGTGTTGGGTGGTGTGGGAGGTACCCGGTATTTATTCCAGGTACCTTGTGGGTATTTATTCGATTAGGTATACCTGTATGAAGGCATATACTAAAAGGATTATGATTAAATTCATTCTGTAGATGAATTTCTTTGTTAGGTAGGCTTCTTCATTTAGGATTAGGAGCCAGATCGTTACGATGAGTAGGATTAGTGATTTCATAATTTTTAGTATTATTGTATGTACCTTAGTATAATCCTATATGTGTAGGATACCAGGATTAGTGATGAGGTGTATAGGGTTAGGATTATTAGCTGTGAGATATCGATTGGTATCTCTGGGAATTTCGAAATAGAAAGCTGGTTTCATGTAGCCATCTATGAATGTAAAAACTATCTGAGTGTTTTCTAGTAACCCATTTAGTTGTACATGAGAAAGGTAGTTATAAATAGCTTCCCTTTGATTTCTTGGGTTTTTATCCCATGAGATGAGCATATCGTCATACCAATTTGGATTATCGCATAGCTTTTTAAGTTGTTGTTGAATATACGGTGTCATGATTTGAAGTAATAATATAAGTCCTCGATTAGTTTATCCTGTTCTTCCCATATAGTATCTGATACTACGTATTCTGATACGAAATAGTTATAGAAAGGCCCAAATAGTATTTTTAATACTATGTCCTTGAGTTCGATATTGAGTTGTTCCTCTTCTTCGGTAGAACTGGGTTTGATTGCCTGAAGTTCTGCCTTATAGGATGCCGTTACGGCATCCTTTAGGGTCTGAATATATTCTGGGTTAGTTTCCTTGAGAATACTTAATTGTGATTTGAGTTCTTTACTTATCATGGGGCTTAGCGATTATGGATATGAATCCTTGTGGATAGTGAGTATAAAATAATTGGTAGTTCCCTGTGGGCAAGAAGACTTGCATTATGTTTGCAAGTAATGGGTAGATTTTCCATTGGTTTTCCTCTAGAAAGTTATTCCAGTCATCAGATTCTTCTGGATAATTACCCGATAGTTGGATATGGTACTGTTCCTGGTCAGCAATAAATAGGTTAGTTACTACCTGGATTTCGTCTGATTCCTTTTTATATTGGGTAATTGGGTACCAAAGTCCTTCGGTTTTCCATTTATTAAGTTGGAACAGAGACATGCCCTGTTCCAGTACGTTGAGTAATTTATATAAGTTTACCATAGTGATTATTTATTTAGTTGGTTAAATAATTCTGATACTGCAAGTTGTTGGAAGATTTCTGTTTCCCTGTGGTCTGATTCCCATTTTTCGATAGCATTATAAATGCTGGTATATTGGGATATCATGTCCTCATCTTGTTCATCGTCTTGGATAAATTCCCGGAGATGTTTTTTGAGTCCGGTTATGATATAATCCTGATGTTCTGGGGTTAATTGAAGGATTCCGAATAAGATAGCCTCTACCTGTGCGGGTGAATAATCATAATATTGGTCGTCGGCACCCTTTGTTAAGTCCATGTGAGAAATAATGTTTTCCCTGAGATTTTCGAAGAGAACTTCCTCTGAAGCATATGTGATGATATATCCTGAGATATAAGCAGCAAAAGGTTCATCCTCTAAGTCGATTGAGTAAACCTGGATATTGGTATCTTCCTTGTTAATAAGAAGACCATCTGAGTAATCATAAGTATAAATGGGATGAGAAGCAAGCAGTTCCCGGATGGCCTCTAAATTTTTTAATTCTTTCATAACGTCTATATTTATTATTTGAGAAATATTTTTCACTGCAAATATACAAATATACAAAATTATTTCTAAACTTGTTTCTATAATTACTTTTATTTTTATAAATAGGGAGGTTCTGGGAGGTGTTTTGGGTGCCTCCCAGAGGGTTTTGTTAATATTGCCCTGTCATGGTAATGATAATGAAAAGGGATTCATCATTGAAATGTACCTGGATAGTATCTCCATGGGAGTTTGACATGTAATGAGAATTAGGGTTAAGTTCTTTTAATGGGTGATGTTCATCCCAATGAGAGTTAATGAATTCTATCACGTATTGTTCAAAAGCATCGGATTCTCTGCAGTAGGTTTCTGCCTTTTCGTCATCGTCTATAGGATAATCCCGGAATTGGAGGTTGAGAGTTCCCATGTATGATTCATCCGGATTTGATATTTCGTTAACTGATTGAGCAGTGTAACCAAAAGTATCAAGAGTTCCATTGAAGTAACCCATAATGTGATTTGAGATTTCGTTAATAGTTATCATAAGGAATAAGTTTTGTGACCCTGTTCGAGGTCGGTTAATAATTATATTTATTTTTCTCTTATGCAAATATATAAATAATATTTTAAATATGCAATAATTAAGATTTTAAATATGCAATAATTAAGAATTAAGGGAGCCCAAATGTTGGTGTTTCTGAACTCCCTGAGGATATATTAACTGGTTAGGGATTAGTATAATTCATCGGCCAGCATTGGTTCCTTGGGCTTATTTAATTTCTCTTTAGAACGTCTTGTAGCCCAATTCTCGTAGGGTTTGTAACTGAAGGTACGTGTTGTTTCATCGTATGCAGCATATACCATTTGTTTACGGGATATTCTCCTTCCGTAAGTTTTCTTAAGATTAGCAAACCAATCTAGATACTCCTGTAAAGAGTTAAAGATTTCTTTGTTCCCGTCTAAATCATTTTTAGGACGGGTTTTCCATGTTGCTTCTATATAGCATTGATGTAGGGTGATTGAAATAAAGTATCGGCACCAACTACCATCAAAGATAGTGCCCGTGGAGAATTCTATCTCCCGAGCAACTAATGGACTAACGTTATACTTTGTCATGCGATTGAGAAATTAAGTTGGAAAATCCAGTTGTTTCTATCGAGTTGATTGAATGATATGAACCTCCCATCGTTATCGGTAAATTCATTCATGAATTGAACTGCAGCAGATGCTAATTGCCCCTTATAGGGATTAGTATCGGCAGTTATTATTGATTCGAAAATGAAAGAATAATAGGTAGTATCATAGATTTGTACCTGATTAATATCCAAGCAATTGAGTTTGTAATCATCCTCTAGTTTGATTAAGAGTCCCATTAGAAGATTTAAGAGATGACCCTTTTCATCGGAGTCAAGTTCAAATGTAGATTTCTTTTCTAAGAAATTGCGAACTACCTTAGTTAGTTCGTCTGCCTGATTGTAAGTTACTGAGTTCGTTTTCATATTTTTGTCTATTTTAAAATT